TTATCTAAACTGAATAGCCTCAATCCTAAGTTCCTGGCCTACAGTTCCAAGCGTTGCTACTCCGTCTGCTTTTGTCCAGTCTGTCCATCCGGAACTCTGGATATGAACACGGTATTCAAAGTCTCCTTCGAAGCATAAGCATTCAATACGTTTCTTTTCTCCAACAGTACCGATGATTGTGTCTTTGGTGATCTCACCATAATCTACCCAACCTTTACTCTGGATGTGAGCTTTTGCTTTAATCGTTTTTCCGTATGGATTAATCCGGAGTGCTTCCAAGCGTAATGCATGGCCGGTGATACCGATGATATTTTCTGCAGCTCTTGGAGATAACCATCCTTTACTCTGTACGTGCGGTTCGACGGAGAACATGGATTTCTTAATTTCCAGCGCTTCCATCTGCAGTCCTTTTCCAGTCGTACCAGCCCATTCTCCATTATTGGCCCATTCGCTCCATCCAATGCTCTTCTGGTGGACTCTGTACAGATAGAAAGATTCCTTTCCTGTGATCCGGATCGCTTCCAGTCTTCTGTTCTGCCCGGTGGTTCCGATCAGTGTGTTCTTCTTGATGTTCTTGTATTCTTTGTTGCCTATGCTCTTCATGTGAACTACAACGTCTGTTTCACCATCTGGTTTAATATGCAGCGCTTCAATTCTACGGTTCTGACCAGTAGAACCAACCATTAAGCCATCGGACTGCCAGTTGCCCCATCCAATGCCTCTCATATGAGCCTGGTATGAGATTGTGCCGAACTTATCAGTCTTGTTCTGGAATACTCCACCAGCCTTGATCTCTCCGTCGACAGGTTCTGTCTTCTTGGCTGATGCTACTGGTGCTGCAGACGAAATTCCGAATGCTTTTAGGATCCCTCTTGCCAGTTCATCAATCTGGCTGTTGAACTTATTGAGATCTCTCTGATTTGTGATGAATCCATTTTCCAGAAGTCTGTAGCTGTAACCTTTCGCAGCTGCGCGATTGACGTTGGCAAGATGCGCTCTGCCTACAATCTTATTTGCTCTTCCAGGGAAGAAGGAAACAATGAAGTTAGCAAGCGCCGTGTCATACTGATCCGGATTATATCCTTCTTTAATAATTACATGACCACCTTTGGCTGTCGATACATTGCTGTCCATATGAAGTTCCAGGATCTGCCAATCCTTTGAGATTTTGAGTGAGCTGATACCTTTATCAACATACCAGTTCCGGTTTGTATCTCCAAGAGTAACATTACTTCCTCCATACGCTGCGATTCGTCTTGCAAGTGCACGGACTCTCTCTGCCTCTGTATAGCCGTATCCCACTGCTCCACTATCACCGGCTCCGTGACCGGCTATAATAAATAAATGTGCCATAATTGCTCCTTTCTGTGCGACGTCGCACACACTATATAATATGTTAGAGGACGATTATTCGCCCTCTACGTTACATTCCGGTAATCCAGCCACACTTGTCAGTAAGGACAGGATTCCGGCCAGTACTGATGCCGAAATCACAAGTTTCGCATCCACTTGCCCGAGTGCTGTTGCTGTGCCGATCGTTGCTACTGCAGTCTGCGCTACAGTCTTCAGTGCTCTGATGCCGGCACATTTTGCCCAGTTTTTCCAATCTTTCATTTAATTCACCTTCTCTTCTAAATCTGAAATTCTATGATTTGCTACCTTCATTTTTTCTTCCTGTAGTGCCATCTGTTCTTCCAGGTGGTAAGTACGTTCTATTGTATTATTATGCTTATCAACTCTTTTTGTGAGTTCGTCCAACTTATACTCCATAAGGGATCTTGTCTTCTCTTGCTGAATCAAACACACTACTAGAGTTACTCCTGCAGATATACAGGCTGAGATAATTGTTGCCATGTGCTTTCCTTTCTTCCAAAAATGCGTAATAAAATAAGACCTTACGGTCTTGCTCTGATTCTCATCGTATCACCTCCGTATCGTCGGTATCGTTGTATTTTCTACACTGATACTCCAACACATCTAGTTCTTCATCGATTTGGTCCATTGTTTTTGTGCCAGTACCGTTGATATACATCTTTAAATCATAGATTACTGACCATAGTTTTGATATGATCCGCAACATTACATTTTCTCCAGATAGCTTGTATCTTGAATGGATTCCGGAATACCTGTACCGACTCCAACATAGGTATCTTTTCCGTCTGTGTAGAAGAAGTATTCTCTTACCATCATCCCCGGCTGCCATTCAATCGGGTTCTTCTGCGTGCCTTCTGCGTTTTCATCTTCTACCAACTCATAATTAAAGTTGCCATCTGTATAGATCGGTTTCCATTTGCATCCGAGTTTTTCTGGATTCTGGTTCATTTTTTCGCCCAGCTTCTCAATTGCTTTTCTATAGGCATCCAGTTCTTTGGCTAGGTACAAGATGATCTCTGTCGGCAACTTCGTAGCGTCTGCATTTATGTCGATACGATATTCCTTGTACTCATATCCTGCATATATTCTTTTAGTTCGGCATCCACATCTATTCCTCCTCCGATTCCGTTCTTTTCAATATCGCTTATTCTTGTCCCGTACGAATTCCATGTTTTCTTTTCTGTATCAGTTACCGTACGGTGTGTGGTGTCTTCCTCCAGATCAGAGAGCTTTTTCGGCACATTGATCGGATTCTCCTGAAAGTAGGATTCTACCGCTTCTGTAACCTTTTCCTGTGGGATATCTGTTACATTATCCAATCTGGTTAAGATTTGCTCTATGATATCCGGATTTCGTTCTGCCACCTCGTCCGCAGCTTCCAGACCTTCCAGCACCGTACCTTCTGCAAGAGTAGTGTTCCATTCGTTCACAAGATTTCCGGAACTATCGGCTTTCTTTGCGCACATAATGAACTTAAGCTGCCCTTTGTACGCAACTACATCAGGACCGATCAGCCACGTAAATGTGATGTAGTCGCTGTCCGTCTGCACATCCTCTACCAGATAAGGATACTTCTGGCCGTTGGCATTTTGATAGTTAATGTACAAATGCATGGTAGACAGATCAATGTTGTCCCCTACGATTTTTGGACATCGAAAATGTTTCCTTTCGGAGTTCCCGTCATTTGCTACACCGAACAGCTTTTCAGATGCCGGGACTGTAATTACACGGGTTTCCGGGTCGATTTCAAAAATGTCGTTGACCGGTTCGACCACCGATGCTGCTAATGCTTCTTCTACGGTCACGATTGATACACCTCCACTTCGTTCGTTGTGATTCTGTACCCTTTTCTTTCTCCTACCAGATATACTTTCCAACGTTTATATCCCGCAATTTCATCTGGTACGGCACATCTGCTGTTTATGATCGGTACGGGATATTCTTTGTCGTACCTGACGAAGACGGCTGCTTTCTTGCAACCGTCCCATTCACTGTCGAAGTTATATGCTGTGTACAGATAGCCTTTCGTGCCAGCGATTAATCCGGAAAAATCCCCATCCTTACTAAGGCTCTGGCCGGACACCTTAAACTGTAATGTTCTCATTTATGCCTCCTTCGGAAAAGCGCACCAATTAACCATAATCGACACGCTTGACCCATTTCCGTTAACAGTACGGATAACACAGCTACTGGTGTTAGTGCTTAAGACCGCTGTGCCAAATGATTTGGTGTTTTGTGATCCACCTGATAGCGATATCACCACGACAGGTGCTTTCGAAAAAGTTTTTCCAAATTTCACAGTTGTGTCTTTATAACTATTAGCTGGAGTTTCAATAAGAGCTGTGGTCCCGTAAATTGGTGTTTTATTAGTCAACTTCTTGTCAACGGACTCAATTAACAGCTTTAATTCTTCCGCCGTTGGTTTCAGTTTAAACATCTGCTCTACCGCTACTATACTCAGTCCCTCTATCTTTACCCTATACAGTGGAAGTTCCCTTGTCTTTCCGCCGGTATATATATCGTCTTGTGTAAGCTCTGGATCTGTAGCAGTCTCTCCGGCCGTTCCCTGAATCACTTCACAAGTCATGGTATCAATTCCACCAGTACCAGTGGTTTCGAATTTCGCTACAATAATGTCGTTTCTATTTTTTCCCGACTGTCCATTCATAATCTCGCAATCTTCATATTCTCCATACGGGATTCTTGCCATATGTCCACCCACGCAGATTACTCCGTCCGCCACTCTTACTTTATTATTGCTAAGTATAGTAGCTTTGCAGGCTTGTCCAATTGTAGACACGCCGTCACCGCCAAGCATTGCCTGGTATATAGCCGCATCGTCTTCAGCATATATATGCGGCTCGGCTTCCGGTGCTGTGTTAACCGTAATTCCTTTCATTCCTGCCATTTATTCGTCTTCTCCTTTCACGCTGTAGTCAATAGTTATTTTCCCGTCCTGGATCTTCAGGATCTTTTGTATGACCGGTTTGATAACCTGCGTATTTGTAACTGCATCATAGCCGGCTACGATGTCACCTATCTCCAGATCTGCATTATCGATCGTCATTTCACATTTTTTATAATTCTGTAGTTCTTTAAGCCGTTTTGTTCCATCTTCTTCCAGTTTGTCTGCTTCCGCACTGGAATAGTTGTATACTGCAGATATCTCATTCAATCCGGTGTAGTACTGTTTTTTCCCAATAGTTCCGTTTTTCTGTACGTATAGGTGTAGCACGACTCGATCCTGTTTTTCTCCCTCTCCGACGCACACCAAATGGTTGACGCCATTCCTGCAGTCCCGGACCGTTACGTATATACCCTCTTCCTGGCTATATTCCAACTGTTCAGAATAATCTACTATCGGTACCGCCTGTACTGTTACATAGCCATATTTTAGTCCTTCCGGCTGTACGTACTGGATCTGTAGTCTGCAGCCGTAGTTACTCACCAACTTCTGTAGTGCATCGTATAATGTTACATAGCGGTCTACCTGCCAGCTTTTTATCGTTATGCCTGTATCCACTTCTGGAATAACCATGAGATCGCCGAAGCGATCTCCTATCAATGTTCGGATTGCTGTATTTAATTCACCTGACAAAACCAGATGGTCCTGTCCGGCCGGTGGCTCTACTACTTTATATTGCAGCATTCCTCTCCAAGTTCTTCCTCGTATCACAACTTTTTCTTCATTTGTATTGGACTCTATGTCTCCTATTATTCCTCCGTATTCTGTTCCTGGAATAAATATTTTGCAACCGTATCCTATGCGTTTAGCGTCATATTCTGACACCGCTGTATTAATTTCGAAATCATTCGTGTCCCCGACATCCAGATCTACCTCTGCGCTGTCAGATAGCTCCCCCTGTTCCTCTCCGGTCGGCTTTGCTGTTATGAATCTTAAAGGGAATATTCCAGAACCGTCTACTGTAAGGCTCTGGATTTTTTCCGCAGTTCCATCTAATGCGCTTGATGCACGTTCCATTTTGGTTCGCTCCTTTCTTCATAAACAGTCAAGTCGAAATTGAATTTTCCCGTCCACTGGATCATCTGCCGTCCCGGTTGGATCTTTTGAAAGAATTCTCTTCCCTTGCTCCTGCAGTGGTATTCGTTCATCTCTTCGCCATTCTTTAGTACTTTTACTATAGTTCTGGAACGGCTGTCAATTCGAAGATATTCTCCTGTTTCCAATGTAATATTGACCAGATATGTGTTGCTTCCTATCGTAACTTGAGGACTAACAACTGGTCCGTAAATAATCATTTGAAAATTTGATGATGTATAATTCGGATTAATAAGGTAGTTGCTCGCCATTCCGTTTGCGTATCGATACGGATATTTTCCCGGATACCGTTTATTATCACTAGACGTGATTCCATAGCTGTGAAATGTATATGTTTTTTTGCCGATCCAGTAAGATGTGAACGCTTCTACTGTAGCGTTCACATCTACTGTATAGAATATCTCATCGTACTCTTTCGGATTTAATTCTGTTATATAACATTCCAGATAATAATCTCCCACCCATAGTTTTCCAGGTTTTTTTTCAATGATGTCTATATCTGTTATTTCGTTCAGCTGGTCCATTACATCGCAATATTCTTCTTTTGTATCCGCGTATACTTGCAATGTTATTTTTTTGCTCATTCCGGTTCTATAGAATTTATCCAACTTTTTTCTATTTGCATTTACATTTTCCGTTGCGGAATATTTCCACTCTTTCCCATATAATTCCGTAATATCCTCGATTACCACTGGCCACTTGTCCAAATCCATCCTGGTTCCATTATTATTTTCATAATATATCATTCAGTAACCTCTCTTATTATTCGTCCAAATTCTCTGCCATTATAGTTCACAGTAGTATGTACTTTTGCCATAGCCATGGCAAGTCTGTCATAGTCTATTGGATCTCTTTCTGTTCTCTGTAATCGTTCCAGCCCTCTCTCAACAGCATCTGCTACATACGTCTGGAGTACTGTGATCGGTGTGACTGCTTCCGGCCCTGCTTCGCCTACCCCCTGCCATCCGAGACGGGTAGGGAATATGGTAGGTTGGTCGAATATCGCTCCTTTTGCGCGCCAGGCGATACTGAAATGTGGTACTGATGGAGGTGTCAAAGAAAATTTTCCTTCGATATTTATGTGCGGCAGCTTTAAGTCTGGAAGTTTCCAAGAAAAATGAAAAGCACTCTTAATAATCGATATCGCATTTTTCACCGCGTCTCGTGCGCCGTTAATTCTAGTGGTGATTCCACTCTTAATTCCTTCGAATATACTTATCGCCATGCTTTTTGCACTGTTAATCGGTCCCGTAATATTGCTTTTTACAGTTTCGAATCCTGCCTTTGCCGATGTTTTCACACCATTTATTCTTGTGGTGATTCCACTCTTAATTCCTTCGAATATACTTATCGCCATGCTTTTTGCACTGTTAATCGGTCCCGTAATATTGCTTTTTACAGTTTCGAATCCTGCCTTTGCCGATGTTTTCACACCATCTATTCTTGTGGTGATTCCACTCTTAATTCCTTCGAATACGCTTACAACCATCGTAAATGCGCCGCTGATTGGAGATATGATATATGTTTTCACAAGTGTAAATCCGTTTAACACTATTGTGGCGATCGTATCTATAACACCACTGATTCTCACACTTATTTCATTCCATACCTGTATAACTGTATCTTTGCAGTTCACCCATATGAATTGGAATGGTAATGTGATAATCTGGAATGCTGCCGATATTATTTCTCCAATCAACATAACGCCAACCGTTATTATATTACCGATTGTTTGGAATATTCCCGATACTTTTTCCAATATCGATGCAATTCCATCACCCACAATGCCGGTGATTATTTGTAATGTATTCGAAATTTTTTCTGCAATACCCGTAATTTTTTCTATGACACCGCTTATAAACGTATCTATGCCACAAATATGTATTAAAGTTCCGAAGAAACCTGCAAGTCCTGAAGCGAATCCATCCAGTGCACCTGTTATTTCTCCCCATAATCCACTAAATACTTCTACAATGCCTGTCCCAAACAATTTCAGGCCTGCTTTTGCCAGATCTATATCACCAGTGAACACTCCAACTATCATATCGCCCAGTCCAGACAGTATATCTATAATTCCTCCGACCGCGCCAATTAACGGTTCAATCATGTTTAAGACAGCGCCAAAACCTGCTGCCAGCAGTCCGATCGCCGGTACCAAAACTGCTGCCAAAATTGCGCCGATCGCCTTAAATAGATTTTCAAGCCCAGACAGCTTATCGCTCAGTCCGGATATTGCACTTTTTATTCCGCTTAGTTTTTCATCAATATTGATTCCGTCTAGGAACCCTGTGATAGAACTTTTTACAGTGTCAATAATTCCTGTTATGAAATCTCTGAATGATTCGCTTTTATTCCATAAGAGAACCATTCCAGCCACCACTCCGGCTATTGCAGCTGTTACTAATAGAATTGGTCCTAGAGCCACTCCTCCAGCCCCTGCCATCGCAACTCCAGCTCCTTCTGCGGCTATTCCAGCTTCCGCTGCCGCTACTGCAGTTCCGGCAAAAAGCCCGCTTATTTTTGATCCAAGTCCAATAACCGAAGATATTCCGATAGACACCTTCCCGATGCCGATCAGTAACGGAGACAATACCGCAACAATTCCCATAATGCCGAGTATCATTCTCTGCTGTCCGCCGTCCAGATCATCAATTTTCTGTGCTAATCCTGTGATTTTCTGTGTCCCTTCCGCAATCATCGGGAGAAAGATATTCCCAAGGGTGATTCCGGCATCATACAGATTGTTCTTCATAATAGCCAGCTTCGACGCCGTCGTTTCATAACGTTTATTCGCTTCATTGGTTAATGCTGTGTTTTCTTCCCAGGCATTCTTTCCGGTGCTGATTGCCGACGTAAACACATCACTTGCATTCGCAGATCTTAGTAATGCATCACGCATTCTCGTTTCTGTGATGCCCATATCATTTAAGACTTTGATAGCGGA